AAAACCAAGTGTATTCGGAGGCTTGCTTGCCGCAGCCGTGATAATCGGGGGAATACTTATCGGACTTGCCCTGTTTGCATGATAACACACAAAGACATTGCCGAGAGAATGCTCTGCGATATGTTTCAGCAGGAGGTAACTGTTCGTGGTGCAGCAAAGATATTCGGCACACGCCCGGCGTACTTCTGTCATCTGAGGCACGAGGACAGGTACACGAAAGTACCCGCAAAACTTTGGGCAAAACTACGGAAGTATTGTCTGTCAGGTAAACGATTAGATGAATATAAAATGTAACTTTGTAAATAAAAAAGAGATGAAAAAATTAATGCTTATTCTTTTCGCTGCCGTGGTGACGGGCTGTACCTGCACGATGTCACAGGTCCCACCTCAGTCCCTTTTTGTAGATCAAACTTGCGGGGCGGCAGTTCCGGATTATCGCCCTCTATTGAGGTTTACAGATAATTGTGCCATTGACACTATTGAGCAGATGCCTACACCAGGATCGTGGTTAACCGAAAAGTTTAACACTGTACTGATACGAGCGTGGGATAAATTTGAAAATTATACCGACGTTCTATTCTCCCTGGAACTGTTGGATACAATCGGTCCAGAGCTTGTCGAAGTTGACAGTAGCCTAATTGCACAAGTATATGAGAACGTGAATTCTCTTTACAATGCTGCTGACCGTCTTCTGGCACTTAATGAAATGTGGTTTGACAATACCTTTCCGTGGGATGACGTGGAGTTTGAATATATCGATAGTTTGGGCGTGACGCAAACCCTGAGAGGTATCCCCGAAGAACTGAGGCCTACAAACCTATACTGCAATTACACGATGGTAACGGCAACGCCTGCCTGTTATGTTTTTCTTGGCGAAGGAGAAGGTCGCGGGAGATATACAGTATTTGTTAAGCCCGGAGATACGTTCACAATTCCTTTATAATACGATGACCGTTGAGGAAGCTCGTCGCATTGAGGGTCTTTTTGGCCGTATAGAGGGTTTTGGCGAAAGGCGCAATTACCCTTTATCACTTTATGGACGTATTACAATTGTCGATAGTTATTGGCTGCTTTTCGAGACAACCGAAGATGAATTGGTGATGTTTTCACTTCGTAAGGTCAGCAACTTTTCACCACGTCGCAGGATGTTTTATATTAAAAAAAAACTATATTTGTGTAAATAATAATGGGGTGAAGACCACCAAGCGGCAATGGATGATGTTCCTTTATCTTCAGAGCATAGAAGATTGCCACTTTGACCTCATACATGAAGACTTGCATTTATGGGAGTGTATTGATCTTGGATCGGAACTGCAACGCATGATACACTATTCGTTTAATATTCACATTAAATTACTCTCAACTTCGTTATGGCAAAACTGACTATCGTAATCACATTTTATCAGCGTCACGCATTATTGTTAGAAACGTTAAAGACTTTTGATCGATACGATCCCGAAACGTTTAATGTTGTTGTTGTCGATGACGACAGCCCGGATGACATTGTTTTGCCTCCGTTGCCTTTTGACGTTACGATAGTCAAGTTAAGAGATAAGACATGGAAGAACACCTGTACGGTTCACAACGTTGGCTTCCATGAGGCTTTAAAAAGTGATCCCGATATTATTGTTATTCAGAACGCCGAGTGTTATCATTGGGGTGACATATTAGGTTATGTGCGTGAAAACCTCACGGATGAAAACTATATTGCATTTCCAGCTTATTCTCTGGCCGAAGGCGAGACACCGTGTAATGAAGTAATCAAAGACAAGCAGGCGGAGTTTAACGGTGACAGTGGTTGGTATAATCACGCTGTTTATCGTCCTTATGCTTTACACTTTTGCACAGCAATTACAACCGCAAACCTCCGAAAGTTAAACGGGTTCGATGAAAGACTAAAAGATGGCATAGCTTATGAGGACAATGTTTTTGTTCATCAAGTGCGAAATCTCGGATTGAGAATTGACATACCTGATCGACCTATGGTGTTTCACCAATGGCATTACAATCAGGGTATTCATCCGCAAGAATTAGTAGAACGTAATCAGGCTCTTTGGCTTGAAATAGAACAAGAGACCTCGTATCGCGCCATTCATCTTATAACTCCGGATTTATGATTTACGATTGTGTCACACTTTTCAATGATGTTGAACTGGTCGAATTGCGTTTTATGACTTTGTATGACACGGTTGACCGCTTTGTTGTAGTCGAAGCAGAGCAGTCGCATATCAGAGAGGAGAAACCTTTGTTTTATCTTGAGAACCGAGAGTTATTTAAGCCTTATGCCGATAAGGTAATTTATATTCACGTCCCGGAACTACCGTACGACAATCCACGTGATAATGAGTTCTACCAACGCAATCTTATCTCTTACGGCCTTGACGAAGCCGGACCAGAGGATTATATCATTATCGGTGACATCGACGAGATAGCACGACCAGAGGCACTTTTAGAGGGTATTGCAAAGTATGAGCAATTCGGACTGCTTCAGAAGCTATTTTATTACTATGTGAATTGTCAAGCCGTTCAGATGTGGTACGGTTCAATGTGTTGGAAGAAGAAATACATTGTTTCTCCGCAGGATGTTCGTAATCGTCGTGGAGGCGATCCGCACGGAGTAGATAACGGTGGCTGGCATTATTCGTTTTTGGGTGGTGCTGAAAAGATCATGCTAAAGATTAGATCGTTTTCTGAACAACAGGTCAACACGCCAGACGTAAACAATGAAGAGAATATTTTAAAGTGCCTCGAAAGTGGTGAGGATATTTTTCATCGTACTGAGCCGTGGGCAAAGAAATCATTTATCTCACGTGAAGAAGCCGAGATAGATCATCCAGCATTAAAACAATGGTTACAAAAATATCCACATAACGTAAAATGAAAGACGAAGCAACACATCAGCCAATACTTTACGAAGTTATTCAGCAGACAACTGGGCCGATACTTGAACTTGGGGCTGGTTATTCATCTACTCAGCAAATACACACACTGGCACAGGATAGGAATATATTAACCGTCGATGATAACCAGGAGTGGCTCGACAACTTCAAACATCTTGAAACACCGCATCACCGTTTTACGTTGTTAAGTGAAGAATTATTTAAAATACACGGCCATAATTGGAAGGTAGTATTAGTTGACCTCAGCACATGGGATCAGCGTATGTGGGCAATAGAACAACTACGATACCGTGCTGATTATATTATTATACATGATGCACAAGATAAGAACCTCGGACGTTTCTTTGATTACTTTCGTGAATATCGTGTAAGTGATTTTCCGTTTCCTACTACTTTACTCGGAAGCAATACTTATGATCTTGAAAACATAAACGTTGAAGGTGCAACAATCATAAACAGATGACATCAAAAGACTTAATACATATTGCAAATATTCTGCTCGACTGCGAAGAGATGAGCGATGAACCGGTGCTGGATCACATCAAAAGACAGTGCAGCCGCTTCAGACTTTCAGAAGTTCAACAGGATATTATAAAGATCGTCGACAAGTGCCGGATAGTTCACAATGTCGGCTCTGTTACTTACGATTTCTCAGAAGACACAATAGTATGATAAAAAAGCGTAACTTTGCAACATGGCAGGTAGACCGAAAGCGATAATAGATTGGGAAGTGGTTATTGAACACATCAAAGCACAGTGTTCAGCCGTTGGCATTGCGAGTATGTTTGGCATATCAGTAGATACTTTGTATAACCGTTGTAAGGCCGATAATAATATTGATTATTCGGCTTTTTCCGAACAAAAGAAAGCAGAAGGCAAAGAATTACTGCGAAAGAAGCAATATGAGGTCGCAATGGAAGGTGACAAAACAATGCTTGTGTGGTTAGGGAAGCAATACCTTGAACAGAAAGAAAAGAATGAGACTGATATTCGCATTAAGGAATTTCCTGAACTGCCTGATATAGTTATTAAGTGATGCACTGCGGAGTATATATAATCAGGTCAAAGCGTAAACCAGAGAGGTGTTATATCGGTCATTCAATAATGATCGAAAAAAGGTGGAATATTCACATCAATGATTTGAAATCAAACAAACATCATTCTCCAAAACTTCAAAGGCACTTCAATAAATATGAATTATCTGATTTAACCTTTAATATAATTTGTGAGTGTGACAGGGGCGACCTAATCCCTATTGAGCAATTTTATATTGACGCTTATAAGCCATATTTTAATTGTTCCCCTACCGCAAGTAGCAATTTAGGGATAAAGAAGACTGAGGAGCAAATTGCAAAAATACGAGGCAGAAAACACTCAGAAGAAGCAAAATTAAAGATGAGTAATTCAAGGAGGGGGCGCAAGCGGAGTGCGGAATCAATAGAAAGGGGTCGAAGATCACATCTGGGTAAGCGTTTATCCGAAGAAACTAAGAGAAAAATCAGTAAGTCTCACATGGGGATTAGGCCATCCGAAGAAACAAAATTAAAACAAAGTAGAATACATAAAGGCAAAAAACATAAATCACCATCGTTAGAGATCAGAAAGAAGATGAGTGAGGCACAAAAAGGAAGAAAATTAACGGAAGAACATAAGTCTAAATTAAGTGTGGCGAAGGTTGGCTATGTTCCGTGGAACAAGGGATTAAAAACCGGCCATAAGCCGTGGAATAAGGGGAAGAAGGGAGTTCAGCGTAATTGGAAGAAAGGTATGAAGTTAGTTGAGGGAAAATATATTGAGGTCTATGCAAATTGAACAAGAAGTTTCCGCTCCACAGAAAGCAATATTAAAAAGTACTGCTTCTATAAACTTATTTTTGGCAGGGCTTGGATCGGGGAAGTCACATTTAAGCGGTATTAAATTATATCAGCTTATCAGAACGTTTCCCGATGCGGTGGGTTTTGTTGGGGCAAATTTTTATGATCAGCTAAACACAGCAACTCTTTTCAGGATCAGAGAATATTGGAAGTCCGTAGGCATAATAGAATATAGCAAAGATTCTTCCCCGTGGGGTCAATACGTTATAGGCAAAACACCACCAGAGCATTTTAAAAAGCATGGTCATAACTTTGAGAGTTATCATAACATTATTTCGTTTATCAATGGAGCTATTATATTCATTGGCTCAATGGATAACGCAAAAAACCATGAAGGAAAGGAAATATCTTATGCGTTCCTAGATGAGACTAAAGATACCGATGAGACCGACGTGAAGGAGATTATTATGGGGCGGCTACGAAAAAAAGGAATGTACCTTGTGAATGGCCAATTATCTCATACGGGTAAACCAGATCAACAATACAATCCTCTTTTTATCACAACTTCACCGGCAAAAACAGAGTGGATTTCGAAGTGGTTCAATTTAGAAAACTACGTCGAAGAAATAAACTCAAAGATATATTCCCGTGAAACGTTCTTTGAGAAACGAGTAGGTGATAAGTTTGCGGTGATATCATCTACTTATCACAATGTTAAAAATGTCGGAGAGAATTATATACAAAGCATATTAGACAACAACTCAGAGGAACGTGGCCGTGCCCTTGTATTCGGGAACCCTTTCACTCAAACCGGGGGAGAGTTCTATTCATCCTTTGACCGCCTTAAACACGTCGGCAAGTGTACCTACGACAAAACAAAGCCGTTGCATATCTCGTTTGACCAAAACTCCGTTCCTTACAATTCATGTTCTATTTGGCAGTTTGAGCGCAAGGATGATATTTGGTGGTCCTATTGCATTGACGAGATCGCACTTGAAAACCCTCGTAACTCAACTGAAGAGGTCTGTGAAGAAATACTGATGCGATATAATGCTCATAAATCTGCTATTTACTATTACGGTGATGCATCGGGCAGGGCACGGTCAACAATGAACAAAGAGTTCAAGCATCATTACGAGATCATTGAATACAAATTAAGGAGGTTTCTGACAAACGGATCAGCGAGGATGATGCGACAGAACCCGTCGATTACTAAACGCCGTGACTTTATAAACCGTATCTTTGAAGAGAAATTACCGATAAGAATACTGATTGACGAGAGTTGCAAATTGATGGTCGCTGATATGATGTACGTCAAACAGGACATAAACGGAGCAAAAGATAAACACATTGTTACAGACAAAGAAACAGGTGACAGGTATCAGAAGTACGGCCATTTGTCAGATACTTGTTTTGTGGGCGAAACAATAATTATTACAGATAAGGGCAATAAGGCTATAAGTAAGATTAAAGTCGGGGATAATGTATTGACAAGAAAGGGATTTAAAAAAGTAATAGATAAACGAAAATTTTATAATAAGGAAGTAAAAAAGTATAGCGTAGGTGATCGTAACTTAAGTTGCACCCCGGATCATAAAATTTATGCAAGTGGTCAATTTATTATGGTATCAAGTCTGACGGCAAAGAATATTATTAGTATCTTTGCAATAAAAAAGACATGGATAGAGAAACTATTATTATTGATGGGTATAAATTTCACAGATACCCTAATGCAGACAGACCAAGTGATCGGAACTATTTCAAAGGATGGACAAAAGAAACAGGGATATGGAAAAAGATTTATCTCCATCAGTACATATGGCAAAAGCATAACGGGCAAATTCAAAAGGGACTTACGATACATCACATTGATGGTGATTTTAGCAATAATAAAATTGAAAATCTCAATCTTATTACTTATAAAGAGCATATGGGTAGCCATTACGAATGTAAGTCTGATGCTTATAAGCAGATGCTTAAAGATGTATTGCAAGAAAAGGCCCAACCTAAAGCATCAGAATGGCATAAATCACCTGACGGAAGAGCGTGGCATATTAAGAATGCTGAACACGCTATATATGGTGAAGAGTATTCTGCGGTTTGCGAAGAATGCAAAGCCGTTTTCCAAACAAAACTTAGAAGGCGACCAAAATACTGCTGTATTAGTTGCAAGAATAGGAGAATTACACGATTGGCTCGTATTGCAACAAAGTATTATGAAGATAGGATATGTTCCTTATGCGGAAACACGTTTAGATCAAATAGATGGAGCAAAACTACTTTCTGCTCTCGTCAATGTGCGGGAAAAGCCAGGAGGACAAAAAACCGTTTATGATATAACCGTGGAGGATGAACATGAATACTTTGCAAATGGTATTCTTGTGCATAACTGCGAATATCAATTATGTGAAGTTTTTAACAGTTATTATAAATAGATAATGGACAAGATAGAAGGCTTTAAAGAATTGCGACGCATCGTTACAGATAACATCCGCCACAGAGATTATAAACGCGTGTGCGATCTCGCAGATGAATACTATAAGATGGTCTCTGGTGACGGCATAAGTGATCTGCTTCGCAGGATTGTTTCACGTGAAACAGTTGACGAGTTCGAGATGCGTAAGACGATCACAAATTCAATTATCCCTCCGACGTTGGCCTCGACGAAGTTGTCGTTTCAGAAAGCGGTCCGTAAGAAACCCAAAGTACGTAAGATCGACTGGGAGACTGAAGGCGACTATGAAAAGCGTCAGGCAGAACTTGAACTGAAGATCGCTGAATATTGGGGCGACGCTTCGTTAGAGAAGTTCTTTGAGTATGCGTATGTTGACTATAACTATCTTGACCCGAATGCTTTTCTGATAACTGAGTTTGACGAGTTCGACGCACGTAAAGAGAAAGCAAAGCCTTATCCGTTCATCGCTACTTCGGAGCAGGCGATAATGCTTGAGTTCAAAAACAACATTCTTCAATACCTGGTCGTTAAGCTGCCGATCACACTGACTGATCTCGAAGGCAAAGAATACGAAGGCACGAAATACACTATTTATCTCGGCACTGATACGATTGTCTTTACTGAGGTGCGTGATAAACCGATGCTATTTGTCACAGACGACGGCTTCCCTGACGGTATTGAGATCGGTGGCAAGTATTATACAGTTGCGTACTTTGTACCGCAAGGTGACAAGATACCAGCACGTCGCTTCGGCTTTAAGTACGACTCACAGACACAGGGCAGGACGTATATTTCAGTATTTCATGATGTGATGCCGTATCTGAATAAGACGCTGAAGATCGACAGTGAACTGGACTTATCAACTGCTATGACTGCATTCCCGCAACGGTTCAGGTATGTTAATCCTTGCCCTGATTGTAAGGGTGGGGTGACGCCTGATGGTAAAACTTGCGGCACTTGTCACGGAACGGGCAAGGAACCAATTCATGCTTCTACGATGGATGTTGTCACGCTTAATATTCCGTATGACACAACGGAGATGATTGATCTTGAAAAGCTATTAGTGTATAAGTCACCTCCGATTGAACTATTAAAATTTCAAGAACAGTACATCCAGAGTTTACGGGCTTCGGTTTATTTGATGATGTTCAACAAGGAGTTGATGACCCGCAATGAACTCACGAATACGGCAACCGAGGTGAAGATCACCGAGGACAATATGAACGACACATTGAAGCCTTTTGCTTCGGCACTTTCTACTTTGTGGGAGTTTGTCGTTACGGACATTGCTACTTTTACTGACTTAGGCATGGGATTGATAGTCGAACACCAATACCCCGATGACTTCAAGTTCAAAACTCAGGCCGACATGATGGATGAACTCAAACGAGCAAAAGATGCCGGTGCTTCTACTTCGACGATTGCAGCTATCGAAGATGATATTAACGAGATGCTTTATGCTGACCGGCCCGAAGAGTTGAAGATTATACGCATTAAGAACGCCTACAACCCGTTCAGGGGCTACAGCGAGGAGAACGTGAGGCTATTGATCTCGCAGAACCTTACAACGCATTACAACGCTGTTTTGTGGGCAAATCTGGAATCTATTTTCAATGACCTCGAACAGGAAAGCGAGGTATGGATATATGACATGGCTGACGATGTGATCACTGAGAAGGTCAAGGCTAAGTGTGAAGAATATATTTTGCAAATGGAAGAGGCCAAGCCAAAGGAACCGGAGTTGACGTTCACAGAAGAGGAACGAGTTGAAACAGTCGAAGAATGAAGTTCAGTTGTATAATGCCGTCACTATTGTCGCAATATCCAGGTGCGGCCTCTCGTCGTGAAGAAAAGATTGTCCGTGCAGTGCAGTCAGTATTGGATCAAACGTTTACAGACTTTGAATTACAGGTCGTTGCTGACGGCTGTCAACTAACAATGGACCTGATGAAGCAATTCACCGACGAAAGGATAACGACTACTTTGATTAAGAAAGCGCCGATGTGGGACGGTGCGCCTCGGAACACGGGAATTGAACAAGCAATGGGTGAGTTCATTATTTATTGTGACATTGACGACTATTGGGGAGAAAATCATTTACAGAAGATCGCTGACGGGCTGAAGGATTATGATTGGGTGTTTTATAATGACATTATTTACTCAGGTGGCGATTGGGTTGAGCGCAACTGTGACATAAGGAAGTTAGGGCAGAACGGGACGTCAAATATCTGCCATAAAAGGGAGTTAGGCGCACGTTGGGGTCACAGGGGTTATGCTCACGATCATTATTTTAACCAGAGTTTGATGATGAAGTCAAGAAAATTTGGTAAGATTGCTACACCGGAGTATTTTGTTTGTCATTTGCCTGGGTCTTATGATTGGTGAATATGAATGATATAAATAAACAGATTAGTAATTATGGCTTCACAATGCAGGATTTTAAAGATAATCCGTGGCTATATGATCTTATTGGAGATAATCCGGTATGGATAAAATTTATAGATAACAAAGGCAATTCATACGGTCCTGTTAAGGGCAAAATAATAAAACCCAAAGAACATGAAGGCAGAAATAATTAATGAGATATTAGAAATTATTCCAGAGTCAAAGACTGAAGAATATGCTATTGATGCATGGTATGATAAAAACCTTATAGATCCATGTCGCGCATATCTTAACGGCAGAAACGTGGGGGTTACTTCGTATCGAAAATATAAAAGATCGTTGCGGAATAGAATATTATTATGGTTGCATAACCATAGGATTTACTTTATGTACTCATGTAATGGATATAAGAAATGAAAGTTGCCGCAGTAACAATAACCTACAATCGCCTTGATCTGACGAAGCGAACAACAGAGAGTTTTGAAGTAAAGACCGGAGTTGACTTTCATCTATTTGTCGATAACGGATCGACTGACGGAACGCTCGAATGGTTGAAAGACCGTAACCGGATCGAATTAGGCAAGAACGAAGGCATAGCCGCAGCGTTTTATTACGGTGTGCAGAACCTTTTGGATTACGACTACATCCTGAAACTTGACAATGATGTTGAGACGGTCACCGAGGATTTGATTGCAAAGATGGTCAAGTTCATTGAAGAATCCGGGCCTCATGCTGTTTCACCACCTGACCTGCTGATTGATCCTAACTTTTATCCTAACATCTTAAAGAAGCGAGTTGTCGCTGGGTTGAATGTCGAATATGTTTCGCATACCGGCGGAGCGTTTCAGCTTGCCCCTACGAAGTACGTTAAGATGCTCTGTGACGACTTTGTTCACTTAAAGCAGGGTGACTATTCAATCGGAGGCTTTTATCGTCAGAGAGGCTGCCCTCCGTGCTATTTAAAAGACTATGCCATGAAGCACATAGGATTAAATCAGTCAACACCAGGTAACGTTTATATCTTCTGAATGAAGTACGATTTAATCATGGTCGTTGCCTCACGGGACAGGTCACTAACAGAGATGACCCAGCGAGCCATTGACAGTTGTCTGGCTGACGGGGCTGATGTGAACGTTATTTTAATCGAGACATTCAGAAAAACACATTATCGAGGAGTAAGCAATTATATACTTTTTACCGGGCCGTTCAATTATAACCGATGCTTAAATGAAGGATTAAAGCACCGCACCGGGGATATACAAATCCTAGCAAACAACGATCTGATATTTCACAAAGGATGGTCAGAGATAGGTGACATCATGCGTGAGAACGAAATCCTTTCAGCCTCGGCACTGAGCAATGCCATGCAACACCGTCATCTCACAAAGGGCTACAATGCTTACAAGGGTTACACTATTGGCCTATTCTTTACAGGTTGGTGTATATTTCAACACAAAGACATTTGGACGAAGATCGGACGGCTGGATGAATACTACGAGTTTTGGTATTCTGACAACGTTCATGCCGAACAAATCAAGGTTGCAAAGATTGATCACTGGTTAATATGTGCCGTGCAGGTTGACCACATCACTTCGCAAACACTTGTTAAAACGGATCGCAAGTTAAAACAACGTTACACTCATGCCTCGAAAAAAAGGTTACATAGGAACAATTGAGACTATCTACCGATGGGCATTCGATGATATTTCGCTTTACTTTTGGGTTGAGGCGCAAAGAAGCATTGTCCCTGCAATAACTATTGAGCAGTCTATTTACAGTTATTTCAAGTACCTTTGCATAGAGGACTTTAACATCGAAAGCGCAATGGCGACATATTCAAGATTAAAAAAACAGTTTTATAAGCCAAATAAATGAAGTTACCTAAAAGGGTGGGCGAGTTGCTCAAGAAAAAAGAGCAGTATCTTTTGTCGAGCGAAACAAGCCTTAACAAGACTATTCGCAAGATGCAGGATATGCTTGTCTCAAAGGTGACGGCAGAGATCATCCCGCAATTGGATATGTCCGGTGGTCGTATTCGCAACACTCTGAAAAACTACCGGCTATTAGCTGCACTTGACAAAGTTTATTCGGACTTTCAGAAAGGTCAGCGGATTCCGTTTGTTAAAGAGGTCGGCGGCTCGGTTGCAGGGATAACGAAAGCAAACGTTACTTACTTCGAGGTGATGATGGGACTTGAAACGCCTGAGTTATTCGCTAAGGTCGCTGAAGGTGCTGCAAAGAAGATCGGCATGAGGTTAGGACTGGAAGGGGGCAATATCGTTTCAGGTGGGTTCTTTGAGACTTTGATAAAGAACGAATCTTTACTTTTGGATGTGAAGCAGTTCACGGCTCAAGCAGTAACGGGTCAGTTCCCTATGAAGGATTACATTAAAGGACTGAATACTTTGATTGTCGGTGACGATGTGAAACCCGGAGGCATTGAAAAGCAGTTCAATCGTTATGCGCATGATATTTATATGCAGTACGATTCGGCCTATGCAACCGCACTGGCTGATGAAACAGGAATGAACTATTTCATTTATCAGGGCAGCATCGTAAAGGATAGCCGTGACTTTTGTGTCGCAAACCTCGGTAAGATATTCAAAAAGGAGGATGCTGAAAAGTGGCGGACATGGACGCCTGATCAGGGTGTATATCCTGTGGGGTATAAAGTTAAACAACGTGACACGTCTGTTGTGCCTTCGTATTTGTCATATCCGGGTTACGACCCCATCACTGACCGAGGCGGCTACAACTGCCGTCATAGCATCGGGTATCTATTAGACAGTATTGCAGAACGAATGATAAAAGCACAAAATGAAAGACAAAAAACCGAGTGAGGTACTTGAGAGTACGTGGGGCGACAAACCGACTTACACGAAAGAAGAGGTCGTTTACGTTATGAGTGAATACCTATTGCAGTCAATGGGAGAAAGCGGGGAACTGGATTACGTGCCTGAGTAAAAAAATAATTAAAATGTGTTGTAAATTATTAAATATAGTTATATTTGCATAGGTATGAAAAGAGATTTATTATATAGTTCACTATCGCTCTTGTCTTTATGGCGGGGTAGGTGAGCTATGTATATATTATAGTTTGCGCCTCGCCTTATAAGCGGGGTTTTTTATTTTGCTCCGGTAGCCCAACTGGTAGAATGGCAACGGGTTTAAGCCCCGTTCAGTGTCGGTTCGAATCCGACCCGGAGTACAAAATGCCGCAGTAGCAGAATTGGCACGTGCGTTAGTCTTAGGAACTAATAATTATGTGAGTTCGAATCTCACCTGCGGCACAAATGGATGGTTAAACCACAGTAGGCCTAAGTGGGACGGTCTTGAAAACCGTAGGTCGCTAAACACGGCGTGTAGGTTCGAGTCCTACACCATCCGCAATGAGGGAGTAATTCTTTGGAGAAGACGGGCCTGTAAAGCCCCAAATAATAGGTTCGATGCCTATTGCTCCCACTAATGGAGAGTAAACCGCGGGTGTCTGTGGCTACGTTTGCTAAACGATAGGCTCGTTAAAAGGAGTGAGTTTCGAATACTCTGCTCTCCGCTTAATACTGATATTTATCATCTCCGAATATGACAAAAGAATTTGTTTAATAAAAAATTTTGTTTATTGAACAATTGTTTATAAATTTGACAAAATATTGAATAGAAATGGCAGATAAGGTAAAATGTATTATCAACGGCAAGTCAATTACACTGAGTGCCGCTGCTTTCAAGGTTGCAAAACGATTTTATGGTGCGATCAGTGAAACGGAACTGCTACTTACCAAGCCCGTTGAGCTC